ATCTTCATTCAAATGATCTGAAGAACCCCAATACTCTTTCCAATCGCTTTCTTTGTATCCTCGCCTTTTATTTTTTTTGCCTTTGAGCGGTGGCTTTGTGGTCTTGAACTTGGCTAATTTTTTGCCTACATATTTTTTGTTGTTAGTAAGATTTGTTATCAAGTAAACAAACCCTTCGACATCTTGTGGTAAAGTGTCTATTGGTTTTCCTCGATAAGTCCATTGCATATGGATACTTACCTGTGCCTATTCCTTTAGTGCCTCTTTTTTGGATTGATGCTTTGTGTGTATCTCATCCATGCGTATTTTTGCTAGTGTTCGTATTTCACGAAGCCATTTTCTAGCCGCACCGTGTGTCCTTACACTATTTCTTGCTTCAAAATTGTCATTTGCCTTAAAATATTCCATGTATGCCTTAGTGAGCAGATCATGTGTATCGTCATCAATCATAATATACTGCTTCCAATCTAATAGGATTACTACCTGTAGCTATTGCGGCCACCTTTGTATCGCAATTTCCACCCAATCCTTTTAACAATGCTCTTTCAAGTTTTGCTTGTTTAAAAGTCTCTTCATGATTTATTTGTTTTATAATTTTATTCAATTCAAAGTCATCGTTTCGAGTCTGCATTGCAATTATACCTTGTCCAATGGCCGGTATAATAGTAAGTTCGTCATAGTTTATGTCTATGTTTAACGAGTCTAAACCAGCTTTAGCTAACACTATAGCATCATATTCTCCTGATTGCAACTTCTTTATTCTTGTGTCTACATTACCTCGTATCTTTTTAACCTGAACACGTAGATTACTAAAAACATCAAGCATTTGTGCTGTTCTTCTGGGAGAACTTGTACCTATTACAGCACCTTCAAACACTTTTCCAACCAAAACATCGCGGTAATCATTTCTTTCCAATACTCCGTGTACACAAAGGGCAGGATTTTCTTCTCCTGGCATATCTTTCAAGCTGTGTACTGCAACATCAATGTTGCCCCAGAACAATTCCTGTTCAATCAGTTTGCAAAACACTCCTTTACCACCAATCTTGCTTATATCAACATCAGGATGTATATCTCCATCTGATTTGATACCAACTATTATAATATCAGCATCAGGAACTGCTGTTAATATCTTATCTTTTACTTTTTCTGCATATACTAGTGCTAATTCACTGACTCTGCTTCCTATTTTTATTCGTACCATATAGCATATCTCCAAGGGTATATGGTATAACCTAATGGTTTAAATACCCATTCTTCAAAACCTATTACACAAAGTATAACCCAGATCCATATTGCCCATTTAGGCCAGCTTGTTTGTTGCCAACGTATAAACGGTCCAAGTATCCACCATAAAAATGTTGTCCATTTGCTAATTAACCAGTCTCCCCAATTAAATGGAGGAAATTTAAACAATATTATAGCTAATATAAACCAGGTAACAGCAACAGGATAGTCGTCATTTGGATCATCAAAGTAAATTAAAAGTCCTACTAGAGTTGCTAGGTAAATGCCAATATATTTTTTAAGATGTGCGATCATGCGTAACTATTATCACCTGTTTCAAGTGTTTGTCCGTGACCGTATCTTATTGTAATTGTATTCCAGCTATTTTTTAAATCTTTATAGTCTAATTTTGGTTTTGTGTCAGTAAGAGGATACTGTATTTCTAAATGACTTGTTTTTGTGCTATGTTTCATTACATGTTCTATCAAGTCTAGTTCTCTTTCGTTGTCTATTAGAAAATCAATATGAAGTACTTTTTTAATTCCACGACTCATAAACTTATCAAGTTCAATTAGTAGTAAATTAAAATCATTATCTGCTAATTCTTGTATTTGTTTACCTTTGTCATTGTTTTCTCCTTGTGGAGCAATACCTGGAGGTACTTTATAATCTAATCTAATCAATTCTTCAAGATTTATATCATGATATAAACCTGTTGCACTAATTTTTTCACAGTTTATATAGTATTTTCCTGCCTTCCAACAGGGCATTATTACTATATCATCAGGAACAGGAGCTCCTGGCGGACATATGTCATACAGCCAAATATTAGGAAACTTTTCTTCATTTGAAATGTTTATTATCATGACTCAACAATCTCGATATCGTTTTCATAAGATGTAAACCCGTTTTCTTTAATAACTTTCATTAGGTGATTGACTCTTCCTACTAGTTCATCTTTATGTGATATTAGAAATACATTTTTTTGTCTATCTCTACCCATCTTTTTAATTACTGCAAGTGAATTTTCTACACCAGCTGTGTCCATTCCGCTATCAATAAGTTCATCAATAAACAATAAGTTTACATTTTGGTATAAACTTTCCCAAACATCTCGAAATGCAAAGCTCATACCAAGTATCAGTCTATTTCTCTCACCTCTTGACAGGTTATCAAAGTCTAAATCCTGTCCTAGCTGTGTTATCTCAACAGCTAAGTCGTTTAAAAATAGAACCTGATGTGGTAATCCTAATTTATCCAGGTAATATGTAAGTCTGTTGTTTAGATAAGCTAGGTTTTGATCAATAATCTTCTTACGTATAAAACTATCTTTGTTTGTTAGCAGTTTTAATAGGAATTCTTGATGATCTTTGAAGTCTGTAAGCTGATTCATTGCGTTCCAACTTACTTCTTGTAAGCCTGTTTCTTTTAATTCATTAATTTGTGATTGGTAAGGATCTTCTTCTTGTTCTTTGTTCAGTAATGCTTGTTTTAATCCGTCAACATTGTTTCTATGTTCATATGCTTCTTTGGCACTTTCGTAAAACGTAGTAGGACGCCCATTGATATCACCTATTTCATCTAGTATTTTAATTGTTGATGCTAATTTATCAGCAACTTCTTTTTGATATGCTAGAGAATCGTCAAATTCTTTTTGTTTTTTAGAAAGTATCTCTTGTTTTTTATCTTCACCTAGTGGTTGTTGACATGCATAGCAAATTGCATCGTCTAGTTCTGTAATATCCTTTTGAAGTTTTGTTACTGACTTGTCTGCTCGTGTAATTGCACTTTCTAGTGTTGCTTTTTCCTTAGTCAAACTAGTCAATCTGTTATTAAGTTGTGTCCAGTTAGTTAATAGTTCATGATTTACTAGTTCTTCATCAATATCTAGATGTTCTAGTTCAGTAATTGATTTAGATAACTTTTCTTGGTCTTGTTTTTTCTTAGACACCCATGCTTTTTGCGTTTTTTGTAAGCTAGTTATGGTGCTATCAATACGTTCATTAGCACTTTGTATAGCAGTTATTTTTGCATTTTCTTCTGTAATAGCATCTTTAGTTTCTTTAACCTGTTCCTTCAATGTTTCTGCTTTTTCTGATAATAATGTAATACCAAGCAGTTGTTCAATAATTGCACGTTGATCGTTTTGACGCATACTTAGGAAAGGTTCTGTATATGTGTTTAGTGCAACAACATGTTTAAACATATCATGGCTCATACCTAATAAACCATTAATAAACTCTTGTGTTTTTCTACTATCACCCTGACTCTCGTCTATCATCTCTTGTTCTTCGTCATTAACGAAAAACTTCATAATATTAGGGCTTCTTCCTCGTTCAATACGGTAATCTAATCCGTCTTTTTCGAAATGCAATGTAACTAACATGCCTTTTGAATTTGTTTTATTAATTAAATTATTTCTTTTGATATTTGTTAATGCATTTCCGTATAATGCATATGATAATGCATTAATAATTGTTGTCTTACCAGTACCATTTCGTGATCCCGAGTCATCACCTCCTTGATCTAAGTTTTCACCTAGTACTAGTGTTAGCTGTTCTTTGTTAAAATCAATAGCTTGGGTCTGATTACCCACACTCATGAAGTTTTTTACAGTTAAATCTTTTATTCTTATCATTTATAACTCATTGTAGATGTCTAATAACATCTTTTTGTTAAAGTTGTCACTATCTATTGCAGTAATTTCTTTTGCTACAATCTGATCTACACTTTCAAATTGGGTAATATCTAGTTCTGTGCTTATTTCTTCAATTTGTTTTTGCGGAATAAGTGTAATCTCTCTGCATTTATGATTGTTGATGTACGTTTCTTTGATAAATTGTGCTTCTTCATATGAAATAGGTAAATCTAATGTTACTCTTAGGTACATATTTGGTTTAATTATGTCATTTGTAGGGTCTAGTAGTTTGCTTAAGGTAGTAGTTCTATATTTAGGACAATCTGGCCAGTCAATATATGCTGGTTCTTGGTTGTTTTCTCGATCTAGTACCATCATTCCCCTTTTGTCATCCCATGCGTCGGCATAATTGTGAGGAAATGCATTACCTAAATAATGTATCTTTCCTTGTTTTTGTCTTTTATGAAAATGTCCTGAAAATACATACTCTTGATGTTGAAAATGTTCTGCTTTTAGTTCGCCAGTGTCTGGCATTTGAACCATAGCATTCATATAAAAGTGTGGAAGCTCAAAATGTCCAAACATATACTTAGATTTAGATTTTGTAATCTTTTTCCATTCGTCACCTACCAACCAAGGTACAAGTGCAACGTCATCTATTTCTGTAAAATTTTCAACTATTTCTATTCCGGGAATGTGTTTTGCAAATTCAGTAGAACTAATATCACGTTTATCTTTATAATAAAGATCGTGATTTCCTACAAACATAAAAAACTGTTCAAATGACTTTCCTAGCTTTTCTAAACATCTAATAGTGCTATCCATAGTTGTTAAGTTTAAGCTACTTCTGTTATGATGCCAGTCGCCACAAAAGATGCCAGTTTCACAGTTGTTCTGCTTTGCTTGATCTATGTACCAATCAACAAACTTTTCACAATCGTCGTTGTGTACTTTTGAATTGCCTTTGAGGCCAAGATGGATGTCAGTAAAGACCGCGGCTTTTTTAAACAAGATACCTACCTTTCTTTATTAGTATAAACTATTTTTTGTGCAAAGTCAAGTAGAAGTTTGGGTCTGCTTGTCTCTTATTTCTTTTTCACGCTTCATTGCGGCATCCCATTCTCCTTGTGCTTGTCTAGTATAACTTGGATTCATGTGATTCATCTCCAAAATATCATCTCTAATGTTTTGATTTCTTTTTTCCAAGTTTATTACCCTAACAAAACTGTTAGTAACTGCGGCAGTATAGTATGCAAACGGATTAGCTGACTTAGATTCGTCAAATTGCAATCCTATTTGGGCTAGTTGTAGTATAGCCTGGCCTTTCATTTCGTCATTATATGTGTAACCTCTAACATTACCTCTAGTAGCATATCTCTCACATAACTTAATCCACATCATGGCTAACTTATCTGTGGCTTTACCTAGACTTAATTGGAAAAAGCCGTTTTCCATGCCACCTTCCCAATGACTTTTGCCAACACATACAAGTTCGTCATTTTCATCAAATCTATAGTGCTGAAATGGCGGAAAATTAAGTTTTACTTTTGTATCTGCTACAGTTCTTGGGTTCTTTTTTCTTCCTGGCTCTTCAGGAATATGATCGTATGTCATTATTCTAAAAACCAAGTCAGTTTTTTGTATTTTTCTGTAATCAATTTCAAATTGAGCTTGTTTTACTTTTTGTCCTTCTGCTTTTGCCTGTTCAAACGCCTTTTGTCCTAGCCGTTTAGCTTGGTTTCGTTTTGCTTCTGCTATTGTTCTAATATTAATCTTATCAATGCTAGGTAAAATAATATCATATACTGCATAATCCTGTTCAGTATAGCTACAAAATGTATTTTTTGATTTTGCTATTTCTGCAAGTATGTCTTTGTTGTTTAAGTAATTGATTTTTCTCATCTTTTCTCCAATTTTATACTCTTATTATAAACTACGTAGTTAAAAAAGTCAATAAATAAGTTTAGTAGGAGACAAAAAAAATATGGAATACCAAGACAGAATACAGCGAATCGCACAATCACAGGCTCGGAATACTGCGTCACCTAGTGAATCAATCCCCAACTGGGCAGGCAAATTTACAGATTCAGTTGAACAGGTAGCATCAAATGCCAAATCACAGTTTATGGATAATTTATCAGAATCAAGTTTTGGTAAAGTGCTACGTGCATTTAACTTATTACCCGACGCACAACCAGAAGCTTTTAATTTTGGTGGTGCATCTTGGGCACAGAATTCTGAAAAACCAGCAGACTGGCGTGTTAGATTGTCTATTCCTTCAAGTTTTGCTAGTAGCAGTATATTGTCTCCACTTATTAGGACTAATGGATTAATATGGCCTTATACACCACAGATATATGTAACCCATAGTGCGGCTTATACTCCGATTAAACCTATACATAGTAATTATCCATTTTTTGCATATCAAAATTCACAAGTGGATTCATTCTCAATCACAGGCGACTTTTTTGTAGAAAATTCTTTAGAAGGCCAATATTGGGTAGCGGCAGTACATTTTTTAAGAAGTGTTTCTAAGATGGCATACGGTAATACGCCAGATCAAGGAAATCCACCTCCGGTTCTGCGGTTAAACGGATATGGTGATTATGTCTTTAAAAATGT